CGCTGGAAGTGCAGCGGTACTAAAAGTAAGAAATAAGGCTTGACATTTAGTCCAAAATATGATAAGATATAGTCTATCTTTGAAGTAACCTTAACGACTGGCCTCGCGGAGACAACCATGTCACTTGTAACACAAGCAAAGTTTGACGAATTAGTTAAGAACACTACTTCCTACCTTCAGGATGTGTTCAGGCGCTTAGATGCTATTGAGGAAAAAGTTGACAAGCTATTGTCAGCTCCGCAGGCAACCACCCGTCGCAACACCACTAAGGAGAAAGTAGATGAGTAGTGAAGACCAAAAGTTTTTTGAAGATTGCCGTAGCATGTTCCTTACGGATGGCTGGAAGCATTTCCAAAAGGAAATTAATGTAGCATTGCAGTCCATGAACCTTGGCGGCATTGATTCGTCCAATGAGTTTTGGAAAGCTAAGGGCCGCTGGGAAGCGCTGCTACAAATCGCTGGCTGGGAAAACGCAGTGCTTGCCGCAGAGCAGCAGGCGGAAGAACCAGAAGACGAAGATGCGTAAAATCTTTGACGTGCAGTGTGAAAGCTGCTCAGAAGTAACTGAAGTGTTTGGTAGGGATAGCGACTCGTTCCGGTGCGGAGCCTGCGGTGCCCCTGCCAAACGCATCATCAGCCCAGTACGCTGTAAGCTTGAAGGGGTGTCGGGGAGTTTCCCCGGTGCCGCTATGAAGTGGGAGCGAGAGCATATTAGGGCTGGCCTTAAGAACGGACAAGCATAGCCATACGCCCCGTTCAGCCACCATCTGATAACCCGTAAGGGCCGGAGTTTAATAATGGCACGATTAGTAGACGCACCCGACGACAACGCTGTGGAGGCAACCGAGGAGCTTGGGAACCTTGACGAAATGGCAACGGAGCAAGCCGCAGAGCTTGATGTACAAGCTGCGGAAGCTGCGCCGGAACCGGAAGTCGAAGAGGAACAAGACGACGATCTTCCAGAAAAGTATAGGGGCAAAAGTGCATCTGAGATTGCAACGATGCACAGGGAGTTGGAGCAACGCCTAGGCCAGCAAAGCCAAGAAGTTGGAGACTTGCGTAAAGCCTTCGACGAAATGGTTAAGCAGTCTATCGCAGCGCAACAAACCCAGTCTGCACCGGAACAAGAAGCGGACGAGATTGACTTCTTTACCGATCCGCAGGCAGCAGTACAGCGAGCTATTGAGAACCACCCCATGCTTAAGCAGTCTCAGGCTGTGGCGGCAGAAATGGCTAAGTCTCAAGCGCTGGCTCAACTGCAGTCTGCACACCCTGACATGAAAGAAATCCTTACGGATGCTGGCTTTCAGGAGTGGATTGGTAAGTCACAGGTTCGACAAGAGCTGTTTGAACGCGCCGATAAAGCGTACGACTTTGCTGCAGCAGATGAACTAATGACGCTGTACAAGGAACGACGCGGCATCGTAGAGCAAACCGCAAAGGTTGAGAAGGTGGCGCAGCAGAACGAAATCAAGAAAGCTTCTACGGGCTCGGCACGGTCCAATCCTGACAGCGCTAAGACGCGTAAGGTGTACCGCCGCCGTGACATTATTGAACTTATGAACCGTGACCCGAAGCGATACGAAGCTTTACAACCAGAGATTATGAAAGCTTACGCTGAGGGCCGTGTTAAATGAAACTTACGGAGTAATACACCATGGCACTTGGATCTAACCACGTAACCAAAACCACCGCTGCTACTTTCATCCCCGAGATTTGGTCCGATGAAATCATTGCAGCATACGAGAAGTCCCTTGTCGTTAAGCCGCTCGTCCGCTCTATGAGCATGACCGGTAAGAAAGGCGATACGATTCACATTCCGAAGCCCACCCGTGGCAACGCTAGCGTCAAAGCTGCACAAACGGAAGTGACCCTGATCGCTGCCACCGAGTCTGAGCTGACGATTGCTATCGACCAGCACTACGAGTACAGCCGTCTGATTGAAGACATTGTGGACGTGCAGGCCCTGAACAGCCTTCGCCAGTTCTACACGGGCGATGCTGGCTACGCTCTTGCCACCCGCGTTGACACCGCTCTGATTGCTGAGGCTGCTAACTTTACGTCGCAGCTTGAGTTCCTGACGGGCGCTGGCACGCAAACCGCTGCTGGTACCGCAACGGCTGGCTTCACCGACCTGGGCTTCCGCGAAGCTCTGCAGGTTCTTGACGACAACGATGTCCCGATGGACAACCGCGTGTTCGTCATTCCGCCTGCCATGAAGAAGGAACTGCTTGGCGTGACCAACTACGTCAGCACGGACTTCGTGACCGGCAAGCCCGTTGAGACCGGCAAGATCGGCTCTCTGTACGGCGTGGATGTGTACGTGTCCACCAACCTGCCCACCGAGAACACGGACGAGAAAGGCGCTCTGCTTATGCACAAAGACGCCATCGTGTTCGCGGAGCAGCTTGGCGTTCGCGTGCAAACGCAATATAAGCAAGAGTACCTTGCTGACCTCATGACCGCCGACACCCTGTACGGCGTGGAAACCTACCGTGCAGAAGCTGGTGTGAAGCTCTTCGGCACCGTGTAAACTAAGCAGTAACCGCAGGGGGAAAGGCGCCGCCACGCTGAGTACCCCTGCTTCTCTTGGCGGAGAGCAACATGAAAGAATGTCGAGTCTGCGGGGACGTTAAGCCCGTAACAGAATACTACAAGAAGAAAACCAGTAAAGACGGTTTAATGTCAGACTGCAAAGAATGTAATAGCAAAAAAACAAAAGAATACTATAAAGCCAATAAAGAAAAAATTAAGCAAGCAACTAAGTTGTGGAAAGAGAAAAATCATAAAAGACATAGAGAATTGCAAAAACGCTGGGAAAATAAAAACAAAGAAAAAACAAAACTTAGAATAGCCGCTTGGCAAAAAAAGAACAGACATAAAGTTAGCGCAAAAACACAACGACGCAACGCGGCCAAGCTTAAAGCTACTCCTTTATGGCTTACTGAAGAACATTTGTGGATGGTTGAAGAAATATATGAGCTACGTGATTTACGCTCAGAGGCTACAGGCATTGCGCATCAAGTAGACCATATTATACCCTTAAGAGGAAAAAACGTTTGCGGATTGCATATTCCATGGAACCTTCAAGTTATAACCGCACACGAAAACAAAGTTAAAGGTAACAAATACTAGGAGAAGTACATTGGCTATTACGTATACGCCCACTACGAATTTTGGTGCTAAGGATAGTCTTCCAAGCAACGACCCCGATAAGGTGATTAAAGGTTCTGAATTTAGCGTAGAGTTTACCGCGCTTCAGACGGCGTTCAGCCTCGCCGCTCCTGCTGCCTCGCCTACCTTTACCGGCACCGTCACTATCCCCACGGCGGACATCAACGGCGGCAACATCGACGGCACCGTTATCGGCGCTGCTACGCCCGCTGCGGGGAGCTTTACGACATTCACCTCCACAGGCATCGACGACAACGCCACCTCTACGGCAATCACGATTGATGCGAGTGAAAATGTCGGGATTGGGACGATTTCGCCTAGTGGTGCATTACATGTTTCACGCAGTGGTCTAGAGGCTGGCATTACGCTTGAAAGAACAACTTCTGCTACCGCTAAATTTACTATGGCGGCTAATGACGGAAACCTTGTTTTTACTGACCAGAACCAGTCAGCAGAACGCATGCGCATCGACTCCAGCGGCAACGTCGGGATTGGTGTGACTCCGAGTGCTTGGGGCAGCCCGTTTTCTTCTGTGATGCAATTTACGAAAGGCGCTATTGCTGGTCAGTCCAATAGTATTTTGTTGCTCAATAACGCTTACTTCGACGGAACGAATTACAAATACATTTCAACCGCAGGCGCTGGTATTTACGAGCAAACTAACGGTATTCACCTTTGGCAAACAGCCGCGTCTGGAACGGCTGGAACAAACATTAGCTTCAGTGAGTCCATGCGCATAGACTCGTCAGGGAACGTCGGGATTGGGACGACGAGTCCTGCTGGTATTTTGCATCTGCAAGAAAGCTCAGGAGGTAATGTTGAGCTTCATATGCGCGAAACCTCTGGCGCCACTAATTACGGCGCATCTATTGACGCTTTTAACTCTAGCGGCGGTGGCTTAAGGATAAGGATCCATGATAGTGGCGGAACGCTGCAAGAGGTTATTAGGTTTAAGCCAGACGGGACTGTCGGGATTGGGACGACGAGTCCAAGCACTACTTTAAGTGTGCAGGGCGGTTCAGCAAACGGCATTGAACTAGATCAAGATAGCGACTTGTCTACGGATAGCAACCGTTTGTTTTTCACTACAAGCGGCGGGTCAAATGCAATTTATAGCAGCAGCGGGGCGCTTCGTTTTACAACGGGGGCTACAGCCGGAGCGTCTAGCGGCACCGAACGCATGCGCATCGACTCGTCAGGCAATCTTCTGGTGGGGACTACTGACAATAACGTCTATAACGACGTTACCGGCACCGGAACGGTAATCCAGTCAAACGGAATTATGCAGCTTGCCGCTTCTAGCGGAACGCCGCTGTATCTCAATCGTCAAACCTCAGACGGCGAAATTGTATCGTTCCGCAAAGACGGCTCCACGGTCGGGAGTATTGGTGTTGATAGTAACAACTTATACATCGCCAATACCTATAGTGGAACCAAAGCAGGCCTTAAGTTTGGCGGTAATATTACACCAATGGAAGGCGGTGCAGACGCTGATGGTCAAACAGACTTAGGCTCATCAAGCATTCGCTTCAAAGACCTCTACCTCTCCGGCGGCGTCTATCTCGGCGGCACCGGGGCGGCGAATAAGCTGGATGATTATGAGGAGGGGACTTGGACGCCGACTTGTGTTTGCTCTGGGCAAACAATCACAACAACCCAAGCGATTGGGAAATACACAAAAATTGGCAGAATTGTTCATGCAGAGTGCGCAATTATTATAAATACTGTTAGCGGCACGGCCTCTGGAGCAACCACCATAACCGGACTTCCTTTTACTAATGATGGCGACGGTTATTCAGGCATGGGGGCCTTGAATTATAACGATGGCTTTGTGAACACGTTATACGCATCATGGATTCAATCGACCACAGCATATATGCGGAGTGGGACAAGAAGTCAATCAAACGACGGTGGTGGGTTTTCGGCAGGCGGATATATCAACATCCGCTGGTCATATATTACGAACGCCTAATTACCTCAAGTGGACTCTTGAGGCGGACCAAGGAGATAAATCATGGCACTAACCGAAGAAAGCTACGCCGATAAGGTGGAGATCGTGGGCGACTTCAGCCACGTCCAAGTGCGCATTGCCACCGTGATTAAGCGCGACGGCGAGGAGATCAGCCGGTCTTTCCATAGGCACGTTGTGGCCCCCGGTGACGACTACAGCGCCGAAGATGCCAAGGTGCAGGCGGTGTGTGCCGCAGTTCACACCCAAGAAGTGATCGACGCCTACGCGGCGCATATGGAGGCACAAGCCAATGGCAACGTTTAACTGGACTATTAGCACGATGGAGCGCGAGCTTTCTGACGGCGGAGTGATTGTGGCGCACTGGCGCTGCACGGCCTCTGACGGCGACTACAGCGCTTCCAGCTATGGCACGGCTGGCTTTACGCCTGACGCCTCCGCTCCGGGCTTCTTGGCCTACGATGCGCTCACGGAAGCTACCGTTCTGGGCTGGGTGTGGGACCAAGCAGACGGCTGGAAGGATGACGTTGAGGCTGCGCTTCAGGCTAAGATTGATGCCGACAAGAACCCCACGACGGCTGCGGGCGTCCCGTGGACGGCCAGCTAGAGCTTCTAGTTTCCTTATGGCCGGTGTTCGCGGGTTTTATCAGCTTGGTTATTGTGCTAGCCAAAATGCACAGCGAGCTAGAGACAGTTAAAGAGAAAGTCCGCGTGTTGTTTGACTTGTGGAACTCAAGGGAGCGCTAATGGCTTTTGACGCAATTAAGAACATTATCGGGGCCGTAGCGCCTACCCTTGGAACGGCCCTAGGAGGCCCTCTAGGAGGCGCTGCGGCTTCCGCTATTGCTGGCGTATTGGGTTGTGACACCGACGAGCGCAGCTTGCAGAAAGCGCTAACGCAAGCCACGCCTGAGCAGCTTACGGAAATTAAGAAAGCTGAGCTGGACTTTGAAGCGCGCATGAAGGAGCTTGACGTAGACCTTTACGCCTTGCAAACCGCTGACACAGCGGATGCGCGCAAACACTTTAGCAAAGACTGGACGGCGCGTTTCTTGGCGATTGCACTGTGCTGCCTGTTTGCTGGCTACATTATTCTTGTAACGGTTTTACCTCACGAGCAGAACAGCGATGCTATTATCAACCTTATTCTCGGCAGCATTACTGGCAGCTTTAGCACCGTTATCGCTTTTTACTTTGGCTCTAGTCAACGGCAGGACTGAGCAATGCGGACAGGAAGAGACGGAGTTGAACTCATACGACACTTTGAAGGCTGCCGTTTTGATGCTTACCTGTGTCCTGCTGGGGTGTGGACTATTGGCTATGGGCACACTGCTGACGTAAAGGAAGGAGATAGCATTGATCAAGAAGCGGCTGAAGCTTTTCTTATTGAGGACTTGGAAACGTTTGAAAGAGACGTTACGAATCTTGTTAAGGTTCCTCTTACGCAACAGCAGTTTGATGCTCTTGTATCCTGGACCTTCAACCTTGGCGCTGGCAATCTGGCAGAGTCAACGCTCCTCAAAAAGCTAAACAACTATCAGTATGCAGAAGTACCAGAGCAGATAATGCGCTGGGTGCGTGCTGGCGGAAAAGTCCTTGACGGGCTAGTTAGACGCCGCGCCGCTGAAGCTGCACTCTTCCAAAGCAAAGACTGGCGCGGAGCCCAATAATGCAAGGACAGCTACAAGACAACGCACACAAGGTTGCAGACCAATTAGCCGCTACGTCCGTGATTGGAGCTATTACGGCTAACCTTCCGCTTATCACTGAGTGGATGCAACTAGTTGCTGCATTGATTGGTATTTGTTCCGGCTTGGCAGCGCTGCGCTTCTATCTTAAGCGCACCTCCAATCTTGACAAGGAAGACTAATGGGTGGCTTTAACTTTACAATTCCGCGTGGCTATCGTCTTCCGCAAAACGTAAGCATTCCTGGCATTACTGTTTCTGACTTTTATGGCGGGCAGCGCGCACAAGTAGCGCCAGACGCTCCGCCAGCAAGTATGCCGACGCTTACGCAAGCGGTGTCGCAAGCGGTTAATGAAAACACTGGACCGCAAGCACAGCGCATGTATCGTGACTTTATTGATCGCTCTGCGCTAGATTATGCAGAGAT